AGGCTCAAGGTAGACAGCTTACAGAGGTTAACACTCAAATATCAACTTATGGTAGATCTATAACGGCATCTATAGCAGATGCTGCCGGTATAAATTATTATTTGTACACAGGCCCAGAGGATGGATTAACTAGAAAGTTTTGTAGACCACTTGTTAATCTAGTAGTGAGTGAGTCACAAATGAACAAGCTAGATAATGGTCAAGGTCTAGGTGTAAAAGCAGGTGGTGGGGGTTATAACTGTAGGCATTCATGGAGCCCGGTAACAAAAGGTTTTATAGAAGCCGCAGGATTAAAGATGGCAACTAGTGCAGATATTGCAGCAGCTAACAGAGGTGGTAAATGAGAAAAGCTATAACAAATAAAGATTACACTTTTGAGTGGAATAGCCCAGCTCCTATAGATGGTACACCCTCTATATCTATTCAAGCATCATCTACTGTTACATCTAACATGACACATAGTAGAGCTAATATATCAGTATCTGCTATAGCTAATGATAGACGCACATTAACAATAGCTAGCTCAAGCTCTTTAGAACGTGATCAAGTAAACGCTTTCTTAAAAACAGATGGAGATACTTACTATGCTGTAAAAGTAGTTAGGATAGTATCAACTACTGCAATACTAGCAGAGCCTTTACCGCGAGAGATAGACCTAAGCTCTAATGCCTCCCTTGAGTTTGGCATGTGGTATTATACAGCATCATCTAGTGATGTTACATCTACAAGTGGTACTTATACATATGAGATTAACTACACAGTAGACAATGGGCAACTAACACAAAATAAAACAGAACGCTCTATTATTAAAGTTACTCCTAAACCTTTTGATACTGGGTTAGATCATGATGTATTAGTAGCGAGATTCTCACCACTAGCTGATTTAGTGCCTAGAAGACAAAGTGATTTTAAGCCTCAAATCAAGGCAGCACTAGATGAGATATCACTGATGTTAAGAGATAGATTAAGCTCATCGAATGTTACAGAGGATGAAATATTTAACCCCAGTAGTTTTCTACTATGTCATGCTTATTGTACATCTGCATTAATCTATGAAATGAATTTACAGCTAGATGCATCCTCATCTATGAGAGATAGGTGTATGGAGTTACTAGACGTAGCACTAAGGTCTATTGATTTAGATTTAGATGGGGATGGGGTTATAGATGATGGTGAGATAGACTTAGAGAGAAGTGGTGGAAAGTCTACAGACTTTAGAGCATCATGGAAAAGCTACACTAAAACAGATCATGATAAAGAGTTTACCCCATCTAGATCGATGAGGCATTAATCATGGGTGTAAAGTTAAAGCTTAATCTACCTGCTAATGTATGGACCGCCTCAGATACTGCTAAGATAGCTGCTAATACACTAGCCACTATCAAGCTACGTACTAGTAAAGGTATGAGCTACACAGGTAAAAAGTTTGATGATTACTCTATTAATCCACTTTATGTAACTTATAAAGGTGCTAGGCTAAAGCCCAAAGGTGGCAGGGTTAGTAGGTCAGGTAGAAGTGTATTCTATATTGATGGATATGAGCAGTATAAACACGAGTCTAGAAAACGTAAGAGGGGCAAGGTAGTAGGTCAGAGTGCTAATGTAGACTTAGTACTAAGTGGTCAACTAATGAATAATTTTATTGTACTAGAGGCAACGTCTACAAGGTTTAGGATAGGCTTAACTCAGCATGTGAGATATTATGGATATTCAGTAGACAATGATAGGCCATATATAGGACTTAGTAATAAAGAAATAGATATACTAGTTAAGTCAGTAGCTATTGATATAAAGCAAAAGTTGAGAAGCAAATGAGTAAAGGTATAGTTAAAGCTCTATCATACATCAAAGACATGATAGAAGAGATACTGCCTAAAACTGATAATCATAACGGCTTCATTTGTATAGATGATGGGATGGGATTAGTAACCCCATTGGCTGATAGGTTTGAAGGTCAAAGACAATTTAGTTTACAAGTAACATCTTTAGCTATGGATGATGGCAGCACAGGATTAAGTGCTAGAAAAAGAGTTACAATAGAGCTTAATATTAGATATGCTATACCTGCAGAGCTGGGCTTTAGAATTAGGATAATGACAGAGGATAGCTCTAAACTTATTGATAAGCTTAAAGGCCCCCAATATAATTTTAACACTACAGGTATAGTCTCACTAATACCTGCTCAAGCGAGAGCAGAAGAGATAACAGATATAAATGGGGTGGGCTTAGGCCATCTCTTAATCATACCTTTTGATTTACTGTAATTAGGGGAGTAATCATGGCAGTTACACATAGAAGTATAGGAGTAGCAGTAGAGGCTACTACCTTTGGCTCACTTGATTCTAGTACAAACTTACCCACACCTGCTGGCGCATATGTGTCTATCCCTTGTGAGATGGATCCTGTAATCATCTATGGTGATGTGGTGGCGAGTGAAAGAAACGATACTAGAGATGGCTCTTATCTTACACCCCCAGAGCCTGATACTGTTTACTCATCAGGTAACAGAGTTAGAAGACGTGTAGGGCAAGTACAGATAAGACTTGATTTAACTACAATAGGATCTACTGCTAATACATATGCCTCTAACTATCTAGGGTATCTATTAGGAGCAGGATTTTTAACACAAGTATCTGCCATTACTTCCGCATCTGTATCTAGTATTACTGATGTAAATAACTTTAGTATGGCAGGTGCTACGAGTGCAGACATAGGTACACTGTTAACTGCGACTATCAACGGTAAGGCAGAGTACTCTGCTATCACAGAAGTTAGTGGTACAGATATTACAGTATCACCAGCTTTCTCTGCGGGCTTTACAGGTACACCTACCTTAAGGGGTACTCAAACATGGTACCCTGGCAGTAGATCAAACACAGGTAATAAAACACATTCACTTACTTTTAGAGTAGATGGTGTGAACTTTAAAACATATGCATATGGGTGCTGCTTAGAAACTCTATCTATTAGCTTAGATAATGGTAGATTGATGGCTGATTTAACCTATCAATCTGCTTGTATTCAAGATGATCATGCTACAGCAAGTGGCCCAGTAGAGCCATTGTATAATGCAGGCTCACCACCATTCTTTAGAAATAGCTATGCAGTAATCTCTACCACATCACCTACTAGCTTAACTAATGCTAGTAGCGGTGATGCATTGGCACGTACTGAGCTAGATTGTGAAGACTTCACTTTAACAGTTACAAACACCTTAACCCCATTAGGCAATAGTGAGTCAATCTTAGCTATGAGTGGGTATGATATATCTAATGTGGATGTAGAGCTAACATTAACTCTATCCACTGTTAATACTGCTATAGCTAATGATTATTTTAATAGAACATTAAGACAAGTATTAATAGGCACAGGACCACAGGCAGATGGTGAGGGTATGGCTATTATGTTACCTGCTGCTTATCTATCTAATGATGCATCTGCATATGATGTAAGTGGTAACGATATAGTAAGACAAACTTTAACATATAAGCAGTCTAGATATGGTGGTGACACTATAGAGACTAATGCAGCTAACTCACCTTTTAGAATCGCACTAGGTATTTAGGATTATAGATAATGGCTTTACACTTCTCAACATCTACACTTGAACAATTTAAAATCATAGTCTCATGTGACCAGTCTATATCTATGACTGACTCCCAGAGAACTACATATTTAAATCATGGTACCCTTGAAGGCGTACAGATAGCAGATGATGCCACATGGTTTACTCTTAAGCCCTTATCTGCAAACGATAGAGAAAAGGCAGAGATAAGAGCAGGTGCTTTTACTAGATCAGAGCTAGGTAAACTACTGTGGGTAGAAGCTCCCTCTAATACTAAAGATAGAGCAAGATGGCACAATAAGCTAGATGATGAAGAGAGAGAAGCATTAGCCACGTATGAACTTTATCAAAATAGATCATACTGTGAGTATGTGAGAGAGTCACTTGTAGCTATTAATGATGAGCCTGCTACTTTTGAGATAATTGATAGCATTAAGCCTAGCTCTGATAGAATTACAACTATTACAGAGATAGTCTATCATATTCACAGATTATCTACTTTATCAGACCAAGCAAAGTAGCTATAGCCTCAAGCGTATGGATCCCATTTAACGATGGCAGAAGCTGGGGCTGTAATCAGTGTAAAAATAATAAATCTTTGAGAGTAAGCAGAGGTAACTGTGGTGGGTTATTTAAGTCCACCTTGCCTCAATC